ATAGTTAGTTAATGATGATGTATTTTTAACGGTTTTCATAAATACATTGTATCAAAAAAAGGCGAGGATTTTTATGTTTCCTCGTCTTTTTTCTATGATGGGACTTTTGCAACAGCCCCTTTTTTAATCTTCAGTTTTATCCTTATATTTTTCTAAAATTGGTTTGAAATATTTTTCTTCAGCTTCTTTTCTTGCTTTTTCTGCTTCTTCTAAAGACTCATATACCCCTAAGTATTCCTGCTTGCCACCTAAATTTATATAGGCTCTGTACTTTTTCAGTCTTTTCACGTAAGAAACCCCTTTAACCCCCGAAGTGTTTGTAATCGGTTTTTTCATAGTCATGCTATAAAGGCTGGTTCCGTCTACTCTCTTAGACTGTAGTTTTTCGGTACCTAAATGTTGAATTTTGTCAAAATCTTTGTACCCTTCCTTTCGCTTACAGCCACATGACTTATAGTACCCAGCTAAAAGTTGACTACCTAAAACCTCTATCTCTTTTCCACAGTCACATCTGCATAGATACCTGGAGTAACCTTCATCAAAATTAACTCTCTCTATCGGAGTCAATCTGCCGAATTTTTTCCCCAAAACTTTTTTATCGGTATTTTGAAATACCTTTTTTAATTTTTTATCCATAATTTTAAGGGTAGGGAGGATTGCTCCTCCCGATTTTTTTATTTTTCAAAATTAATTTTTATTGAGTATTCTTCTTCCCCGTCTGCTGCTTCGTAAGGTCTATCGTAGCAACCTGTAAGCCAGTCAATGTATGCTTCTTCGTCTCCATCAAATTCTTGGTAATCGTAAGCCTCTATTGTTTGGGTGTTTATTTTATCTTCAAATCCTGATGCGTCAATAGGTAGTACATAAGCATCGTAAGATCCATCGATTTTGTTGTAATCAATTTCAATCTTGCAATCTTCTTCATTTCTTACAAATTCTAGCACTTCTTCTAACTTTACTTCTACTTTGATTTGTTTCATTTTATTATCTCCTTTATTTTTTATTTGTTATTTGTTATTTCTTACTTTGTAAGTATATTATATCCGTTGCATATATAATTGTCAAGTCTTTTTTTAAAATTTTTTAAATTTTTTTAAAATATTTTCTTTTTCTTTTATTGCTTCTTTAAATTCTTCTAGATCATCTAAGTCCGCATTATTCCTTATAAAGTTTAGACCCTTGGATTTATAATCTTGTATTCTTATTTTATCTCGGTTTTTTTCTTTATATCTTTTAGCTGCTGCTCTTTGTGCTTCGCTTGTCTTGTATTCCAAATCTTAATATCCCCCTTTTTTATCTTGCTATTTGTAATTCTTTGTATGCTTTTTTAAGTTCTATGTCTAAGGCTTCAGATTCTGCGAAAAGTTTAAATTCATCGTCTGTAAGTTTTCCTTCTGATATTTTCCAAAGCTCGTCATGTGCTTGGTCTGCACATTTCTTTGCTATCCCTGCTATGTCTAAAAAGTTAATGGCTGTGCCAATCTTACCTTCTTTTGATTTCTTGATTGAGTTTTCTGTGTATCTTTTGCAAGCCTTAATTTCTATTTCTAGTCTTTCTAAAATTTCTTTTTTCATGTCTTTTGCTCCTTTTCTTATCTTAATTATATTATATCCGTTGCATATATAATTGTCAAGTCTTTTTTTAAAATTTTTTAAATTTTTTTACAAAAAAATAAAGCCTAGGCTTTTAACCCAGGCTTTATAAAATCATTCTTTTTTTATTTTTTCGGTGTTAATAATGTTCGTTACATCTCCTTCAACTCTTTTTCCATCTACATAGCTTTCCCCTAGTACATAGGAAATCATGGCTCCAAATGCCATGATTATGGTTGTTATTTGCTCAATGCTGCCTTTATCAAATTTTAAAAAGGCTAAAACTGCACTGACTAATGCAATTAAAAGCACCCAAAACTTTCTACTCGTTAGTTTTCTTATTAATTCTTTGTTATCCATTTTACACTCCTTTAACTCCTATGATGTTATTTAATTTTCTTGTGGTGTGGACTCCAAAATTATTTTTATAAAACATTTGTGTACTGCCGCCACCATCTAAAGCTATTGCTCCGTCAATATCGAGATTACATATTTTTGCTCTAAAATTACCCATAGTGCAAGGCTTATCAGTGACCACTAAAAATATTACATGACCTTTAAAGGCAATCCCTGTATGCTCGGTGCATCTTAAAATGTCTTTAGGCACTTGCTCATAATTTGGATTATATGATGGGTAAAGCCCAACACCGCCTATAGCCCAGTCAATTTTATCTCTTTTGATGTCCTTTAAGTTATTTGCATACTCGACTGTAACTTTGCCATCTCCATAAATCATAGTGGCTCTTTTGATGTTTTTCTTCCAGTGGTTTTTATCGGCATTTGGACCGATAGGCTTGCCATTATTTACTGCTATCCCCCAAGTGGATTCTTTAAGTCCTGGTTTTGCTGTGTCAAAAAAAGTCCCATTGATACCATATGCACCCACTTGTCTTAAGGTCTTACCGCCGAGTTGTTGGATATAAATTTTATCAGCTGTGGTCTTTATAATTTTAAGTCCATTAGTTGTAAAGTAGTCTTTTTCTTCCACTTTTACCTCACTTCCAAAATTACTGTCTTTTGATAAGTCAATTTGCCACTCAATAGGTTTTTTGATGTCATCTTTAAACTTCAACCATTTACTCCAGTTGTTTTGCCTCATGTGACCAGGACAATTTTTTCTGCTTGCGTCATAATGGCGGACAACTCGGTCGATTGGAATATTAAATTTTCTCATTAAGTTTTTAGTTAATTCTACTGTATTTTTATACGTTTTCACATAATCAGCATCAGAATTTATACACATTTCAATACTTAGAGAATTTGCATTTGTAATTCCATATCTTCCTCTTCCGTCTCCTACAGAACCAGCAGATAAAGAATCTCCTACATATTGAACTATAACTTTATCATCTACAAAATAATGAGCACTTGCTCCTCTTTTATTATTTTCTACATAATTTCTATGGTTTAAAGCCCCTGCTCCCTTATTAGGGTTTCCCGTATCGTGGATAACTATATATCTTATCCCCACTTTTCCACGTGAGCGATAATTTCTTTTTATAGGTCTAAATAAAAATTTCATTCTTTATCAATCCTTTTTAAATCTCTAATATCCATTTTGTCAATATCTTCTTTTGTTCTCCTGAAAAATTGACCAAGCCAAGGGGGTAAAGTTCCAGGACTTATTGCATCATAATTTTCAATAAGGCTTATTACATAAGTTAAAGTTATTGAGTAAATTAAAAAAATTGCAATTCCTCCATAACCTAATAACCACATATAGGGGCAAACTAAAAACACCAATCCGACTACGGAAAGGTGTTTTAAAATTCCCTTAAGACCAACTTTACTATCTAAATCTTTAACTACTACCGCTTTAATATATCCTGTAATAATATCTAATATTATAGCAAGTATAAAAATATGATAGTGAGTTACCTTGGCAATCCTGCTATAAGCTTCTATAAGTTGGTGTATATTTATTTCCATACTTCACCTCTAATTTAAAAATCTTGCCCAGTGATTTCCTTAAATTCCTCTTTTGTAATTTCTCCATAAGGGTTAAGGTCAGTTTTTACTGCCATCCTCATAGTGTCAATATCTGCCCATCCGTATTCCCATGCCATTTTCCAAAAAGTCATTGTAATTTACCTCCTTGTAATTTCATCATTCCTAATTTTAGCTTTGTTACTTCCTTACCTAAATTTGTGTTAACTGCCTTTTCTTTCATGTTATCAATTTTTAACTTAGTTATTTCTTTTGCAAGTGCATCTGTCACACTCGGCTCTGCTACTTTAGGCTTTTCTTTTGGGTCATTATTCCTTTCGGCATATAGCTTTATAATTTTGTCCCTTTCTTCCTCTGTTACTAGGACTGGGTGTTCAACTGTTCCCTTTTTGCCTGTAACTTCTTCAACTATTTTAAAACCTAAATTTCTATCTAATGGTTGCCATGTTATTTCGCAACCATCTTTTATACATTTATACATTTACTCCTCCTATTCTTCAGTAACTTTAAAGTCAGTCCTTTTAATATATCTCAAAAATAACACCAGAAATAATGCCGTCATCGTCATAGAATTTAGTCAAGTTCATATCGCTAATAAAAATCTGCTTACTTGCGCCATTAATACTATTTTTATTTTCATCTCTTACAACGGCATGTCCTTTAAAAATTTGGTTTTTTGCAATTCTGAAAAATTCACCTTGTTTTAAAAATAAATTTACAGTTTTTGATTTTTGTATCTTAATAGGATTGCTTTCATAGTCAAACTCTAGCCCAAAAACATATAATTCGTAGTTGTTATTAGGCTTTATAATAGCCCCACCAGACAATTTCAACTGTGTCCCTTGCGAACTAACAAAATCTCCGTTTATACTTGCATTTGGTCCATAGGTAACAATCCAAAGTTTGCCCTTTGGGACTGTAAGGCTTTCACCTGCCATTATTCTATGACTTACTATCCCAGTTAATCTTAATTTCACACTTTCACTCCTTAACTAAAAGCAAGTATTTGCTCTAATATATCGCTATTTATTTCTTCCTTAAATTTCTTTAGCTCTTGAGATATCAGTTCATCAACTTCTTTTTTTGTGTATCTTTTTTTCATCTCATCTTCCAAAGCCTTACCCCTGGCACCATCAAAAGCTGTGTCCTTGACCTCTCCTATCTCAAGTTGAGGAGATAACTCCACATAGCTAGACCCAGTCCACCTATAAATTTTAGCTCCGGCTTTATCTACATAAAGCTTTTTGGCATTCCCACTAGATGGGAAGTTGCCTCTTGCCTCATACATCAAGACATCTTTGTAGATATCAAGGTCGGGTAGTTGACTTTCAAGGACTTTGCCTTTACTGTCTAGGTCAGCTTTTTTCTTTAAAAGATCCATGAGACTAACCCCGTCTGTACTCAGTACATCAAGAGCATCGTTAACAGCCTTTATCAGCTTGTCAATCTCGTCCATATTAAAATTCAAGTCGCCCACGATGACATAATCATCTGGATCCGGCTTGTTTAAATTATAATTTTTTGTTTTTTGCACCTATCATCACCCCTTATATTCGTTAAATTTGCTCCAACTTATAGGCTCTAAATCTCGCCATCTTATATCTTTTGTTGCCTCTTTCCAAGTCTTTTGAGTGTAGGTAAATTTCCAGTCCAGGTCGGCTGGCATGTTAATTCTAAGCATCCTCTCAAACTCGTCAATATTATTAGGTAGACCATTTGCCACAAAACGTATTTCATAGACATAAGGATTTTCAGTTTTTAAAACCTCGACTCCAGCATTATTATTAGAAAAAGCCCTGCATAAGTCTTTTATAGCCTCTTCATCTGTCTGCTTGTGCATTAGATTTAAAACTGCTTGTATTTGTCTTCTCCTTTGCTTGTAGGTTATGTCAGGGTCTGTCCTTATACCAAGTCGCTCCTCAAAGTAAGGTAACAACTCTATGGCACTATCAAGGTTAAGATTTCTATTCACTCTTGCTACTTGCTCTTCCATGTACCTGTAAGACACATCAAGCACTCTACAAAGATTTATAAAAGTTGGATTTATTTTGTCATACCAAGGTAAAAAGTACATCAGCATTTCAAAGAAATTAATAGCAGATACAAAGATTGCTACCTGCATATCTGTTTCCTCTTCCATTACTAAGGTCTTTGACATAAGTTCGGACACTAAAATAGAGATGTCACCCATTTCTGTGTCTGTCTCCATTCCAACCTTGCCCCTATCAACTTTTACTCCCTTGGCTTTTAATTCCTGGTCCATCTCCATAAGGACCAAGGCAAAGTCTTGCCACTGGTTATTTCTTAGACTAGACCAGGTCTTTTTTTTGACTGTCCCATAAGAGGACTCAAAAATTATCTTCCCCATACTATCTCAACCTTATAATCATGTAGCCTCTAGGTATTTTGTATTGGCTTGCTATCCCTATGGACTTAACAACTTCGGGAGTACCTTCCCAAATCTTGTTGCCACCACTTAGAGCATCGTAAAGGCTTATCTTTGTTATATTCCCCCAGTCCTCTTGGGCGATTGGAAATTCAATATCTTTAGAGTTTTGCACTTGTCCGTTTGATGGCTCTGTAAAAGATACAGCCACCCTCTTATAAGACCCTGCCTTCACTTCCTCTGTGTTTTCTAAGGCACAGTAGACCTGCCTTGATATAAGACTTTCCTTTAAGACCCTATTCTTTTCTACCATTTGCATATTATTCATCTGTTGTCACCCCCAAACTTTCTAATGCTGGTACTTCGGTTTCTTTTAATTCCACATTTCCTAAACTGCCATTAAGTTTTAACTCATCATAGTCGGCGACTCCAGGGACTTTAAGTATTTCAGCCCCCACCTTAGCATAGGACACAATATTTTCTTTAAAGGATATGTTATAAAAGTATTTCTCTATCCTGTCTTTTATTTCTTCCTTAACCTCTATCAAGTTGGCATTTTGAGTGAGTTTAATTTTTACATCAACTTTAACTTTTTTTGTTGTTGCACTCTCAACTGTTAGGCTCTCATATCTTATGGGAGCTTCTTCAAGGATATGCTTTTTGACCTTTTCTATAAGGTCAGGTCCTACTGCCTTACGATTAAGACCTATAACTACAACCTTAACAGTTCCGCCACCTTGCCAAGTCCTAAATACCTTAGCGTTCCAAATTCCATCAACTTCCGTTGCCCATAGCTTATAGTGGGCAGGATTGCCAGCCTTCGGTGGGTGGAGTAATTTCTCCAGGTATCTCTCCCTTAAGTCATCGTCAGTTTCTTGGTCATAGCCATTGTTAATCTCTTTTGCGTTGGATATGTTATCCACTCCCATTATTTGAGGATTTGACTTATCAATGGCATTTGGTAAGACATTGGCATCTCCACCATAGGTCACAGACTTAACTTTAACTGTGATATTGCCTGTATCAGGTATTACATAATCTTGGTCGATTATAAATTCAAGACTACCTGCTAAAAATACAGTTTCTTTTGGTATAGCAGTCTTAGGCACTCCAGTTATTGTCACTTCTCCAGTAGACTGCGTTGCTTGTTTTCTTTTGATAACTGCTATCTGCAAGACCCTTGCATCAAGTTCCTCATCCTCTAAGTTCATGACATCAAACTTTTTAAAAAGTTCTAAAATTACCCTTTGAAAGTCCTCAAAAACAATAGCCGCCGCTGAAAGTATGTCATAAGAAAAGCTATTAGGAGTCTTGTCCTCTGTGTTACTTAGATTACTAAGCATTGACTGTAAAAATTCTTCTTGCGTTTTTTCTTGCATTTACTCACCTCCTAATACTTAGATTGTTCATTTCTAATTTTCCGTAGATTGTTATTGCTCTAAAGTCTATATAGAGAGTACCCTCTTCAAACTTAACCCGAAATTCTTCTAGCCTTATGATGTAATCTTCTAAGGCTCTTTTTATAGCTTCTTTTACAAATCTTTCTGCCTCGGAGTTTACATAACCTTGGGTATAAGCTTGACCTATAAGAGTTTCTAACTCATGACCATAGGACCATGGAAAAACTACCCAACGATACCTCTCCGACATAAACAACTTCCAAAGCTTAACCTTTAAAGCCTCGTTCTCATAAACAAAGTACATTTTTCCGTCCCTTGTCTTAAATCTCGCTGTGTCCATGTCATAAGCGTATTCCTTAGCTACTGGGACTTCTATAAAGTTTTCCTTGACTAGCTGTGGATCCATAAAAGGATAAAATTCTGCCATACTTACCACCTCGCTATCTTATAAATTACATAGAGAGTTTGCTTGTCCTTGGACTGTAAGCAAGCGACTAAGTCCCCTGCCTTTAACTCGTCTTTAAAGATGATTTTTGCCTTTGGAAAGCTACCTTGTACGTGAGAGTCCCCTCTACTGTCACTACCAGTTAATTGAGTCATGGGGATTTCTATTTCCCTTGTATGACCCTTGACCCAATACTCATCAAGTTTGATATTCTTTTTCTTGTAGTCGATATCTCTAACCTTGACTACTAAGTCAGGTAGAGGACTTATGACCTCTCCAGTCTCACAGTAGGGCAAGACCTCTATTTCAGGACTAGGGTCAAATAAGTTTACAATTTCTTGTGCTCCATTTTGTTTTTCCTGCATCTTTAACCCCCTACATACCTATAAGCCTTGGAAAAGGTCCTGCCTTTTTGATTGCTTACACAGACTCCACTATATCCAAGGATCCTTTTACTAACTCCACCAGACTCAATTATCCTTGTTGCATCATACTGCATTGCAACGTGTCCTTGTTGCCACAATACATCTCCAGGTTTTCTTTCGTTAAAGGGTATTTCTTTAAAGCCTAGAGCTTTAGGATTGCTCCTTATCCCTGCCGATGTAATTCTTGTCGGTATATTTGCACCTGCTTTTTTGTATGCCCATGTTACAAAACCTGAGCAATCAATGCCAGTCTTAGGGTCTGTTCCGCCCCACTTATAGTGAGTGCCTTTGATAGTTTCTCCGATCTGTATTGCTTTTTGCCCTGTGGATCCACTAGGACTGATGCTAGAGCTTACACCGCTTGCCGAACTGTCGCCGTCAGATTCTTGTGAAGTGTCTATATCCTCCATAACATTGTCATAGGATAATTCAAGGTCGACTACATGATAGTTATTAGCAAAGGTGTGTTTGTCAGAGATGATATAAAACTTGCCATTAAGACCTGTAAAAGGCTCCTTGATTATAACTGCATTACCTGTAATTAGGTCAAAGTCCCCCTTAACCCTTACACTTGCAGTCCTTTCGATATCCTTTAACATTCCCTTGGCTCTTGCTTGTGGGTCCTCGTCTTTTTCTTGTCGGTATACCTCGACAATCCCGCCTTCTACATCATTGGTAACCTCGCCTATTGGTTTGCCTTCCGTGTCAAACATCTTAACCTTAGATACAACATTCTCAGAGTTTTCTCCGTAAGTTGCATTGTAGAGATTACCTTTTCCGTCAAGGACATACTTAGCAACAATTTTGCCCTGCTCTACTATGTCAACTGCTCCGTTATTCATCCTTATCATATAAGGCTTGCCAGTCTTTTCATTTTCCATTTTGTATGCGGTAAAGACGATATTGTAAATAGTTTCAAGGTCAAATTTCCTATCTATGGGACTTCCACTTTCTGCCTTACCAACATTAAGTCCTATGGACCCAAAGGCTTCTTCTGCTATTGCATCAGGTGTCTTTTTCTCAAAATTAAAAGTTCCCTTGCTCTTGTTGGCAAGTATCAGCTTGTCAAGGCAAGTTACTGACATAATGTTGTTATCAATTGATTTTTCCTTACTAAAGACAAAGCCGTCAAATAGGACAATTCCATCGTTATTAATTAGTTGTACCTTACCATTCATTGGGACTGTGATTTTTGGTAGGTTTTTGTCCGTACCACTGACCACCGCTCCAAAGTCTAATTGCCTTGCGGCTTGCCCCTTATCTCCACCCCAAGTGACCTCGTTATAAAACTGGGAAATATCCTTGCCATTAAGTATTAGTTTCATAGCTTGATAGCCTTTCCAGCAATTAATTTTTTAAGACCACTTTGCTTTAGGAGTTGCTTGCCATTTTTACCATTACCGGTGATTTTTTTTCCTAAAGACCAGACTGTGTCATATTTTCCAATGGTCAAAAGTGCCGCAGTAGGTAAAGCTACTCCAGCAAATCTTTTAATATCATTTACCTTTATTGTCCTTTTAATTTCAGGTGGCTCATACTCTGTGGCTTCTATTCTCACGTACTCGCTCAGGGCAAGACTGTAATATACATCGCCAGTCCCGTCTTGCTCTCCGCTTGTGTAACTGTCAATCAAGACTTCAAAATTATGAGGTGTTTCTGTAATTATCAACCTTATAGGCTCGTCAGAGTTCGCCCAGTTTCCTATCTTATCGTCATAATAAAAAGGATCTAGGACAACGTCACTAGACTCCAAAAAATCATATTCCTTACTTGGGAAAAAGCTCTCTATTGTAAGTCTTCTAAGACCTTTCTTACCTTTGAGGTTTACCGTTCCCACCTCGTTTAAGGTTTCGGTATTGTTATTCTGTGACTCCTCTATGTTATAAAAGGGAGTGATTGGGAGCCTCAACCTCTCGCCTTTATGTGTTAACCATACTTCCATTAAGTTAAGCCCCCAATTCTATTTTGTTTAGCAATTTTTAATTTATTCGCTATTCCATTAACTATCCTGTCTATATCGGCATTTTCCCTTACTACAACTTGGTCAGCTATCTTAGGGATTGTAATTGTGACATTGTTATTTTTAGTATTGCCCATCTTGTAAGCCTCTACCACTGACTTATCATGTGGCATAACTCTGCTACCTCTAGGCAAGTCAACAATTTCTCCGCCTCTTTCGTGTATTTGTACAAGTCCGCCCTTCCAAAAGTTTGTACCCTTGGCAAGTTGAGGTATTAGAGGGATATTAATTCCCTTGCCACCTGCTAGAGGCACCCAGTCAGGCACTTGGATTTTATTAAGTCCACCTATACCACGGTTTATAAAGCTTATAACCCCGTTCATTACTGACTTTACAAGAGTTTTAACTCCACCAAAAATGGACTTAAAAGCCCCAACTACACCATTCCAGGCACTAGACCAAGCACCAAGAAAAGTACCAGTTATAAAGGAGATTATGGACTTAAACAGTGTTTTTGCACCCTCAATAAATCCTTTTATGACCTCTACAATGTGGTTAAATACATTACCTGCGACCTCTTTAAAATGGTTAAACTTGTTAACTACTGCATTTATAACCTTGATAACTACTGGCTTTATTTTCTTCCAGTTGACAATTAATAGGATAATCGCCGCAATGACTGCCATTATTGCCCAGCCTACTGGTCCTAAAGCCACAATCCATTTTCCAATTCCTAATGCCCCTTTACCTAGTACTTTTCCAAATTTACCAAAACTTTTAAACATTATCCCGAAACCACTTTGACCAAACCACTTGGTTATGCTTCCCGCTTTACTAACCGCTTTGGAAAAATCAAGAAGTCTATAATTTATTTTACCTGCTATAAAAAACACCTTGCTAAACCCAAGTATTATAGGACCAATTGCCGCCGCCATACCTAGCCACTTAACAATGTTTTGCTTTTGCTTGTCTGATAGACCCTCAAACCACTTAGTAAGTTGTTGGACCTTGCCGATAGCTTTTTCTAGTAGCGGTCCCCAAATACCAGATGAGGCATTAAAGAGGTCAGCCCCTGCCATTTTTAAGCCGTTAAATAACTTTTTAAAGTTGTCTATTGGATCTTGGGTTTCGTCAAAGGTTCGTCCTACAACACCCTGGGCATTTTTAACTGCATCTGCGAAGGAGTCAAAATCTAAAGCACCTCTGTTTATTGCATCAAGCATGAAGGTTGCCCCTCGCTTTCCAAAATATTCCGAGGCGATATTTACTTTATCCGTTTCAGATTTAGCCCCTTGGAGTTCTTTTTGTAATTTCTTTAACCCCTCATTCATGCTAAGTCCATTTTTGGCAAAAGCTACCTGTGCCTTAGACATATAGGACATGGTCTTACTTGTGTCGATACCGGATTTTTCTAACCCACCAAGTAAGGCTGTTGCTTGTTCAACTCCTATTCCCATAGCCTTTAATTGAGGAGCCGACTTAGTCAAGGAGTCAAATAATTTATCAGTTCCTTGCCCAGTAGCCTGTGCAGTTGATGTAACTGCATCTAGGACCTTATTTAAGTCTTTTGCCTCAAGTCCATAGGAATCCATTGCTTGCTTGGCTTGGTTTGATGCTTGTGTAATATCCTGCCCGTTAATTTTTGCAAACTTAATCATATATTCAGAGGCACCCTCTAAAGCCTTTCCTGTAAGTCCAAATTGGGTGTTTACTTCTCCCACTGCATCGCCAATTTCTTGAAGGTCTGCTGGCACCTTATTAGCTAAGTTTTTAAAAGTCCCCTCAAAGGCTTTCATATCTTTACCAGTCGCACCAGTTTTTGTTGCTATGGTGTCAAGCGCGTCATCTACTTCTTTCCATGCTTTTGTACTTAAGGCACCAACTGCAACTATGGGAGCAGTAACATACTTAGTCATTGCTTTTCCCAGTCCGTCAAGGCTTTTACCAGTTGCCCACAGACTTTTACCAGTCTGTTTATAGTGCTTTTCAAACTTGGTCAAGTGCCTATCCATGGTTTCAAGAGGTTTGGAAAACTTGTCTACAAGTCGCAAAGTTGCATCATATATTCTACTTTTTGCCATATAAGTCCTCCAATTCCTTTTGTTCTTTTTCTAACTCTTCAATTTCCCTAAGAAAAAATGCCCTAGTGATTATTTTTTCTCCATAGGGCATCTTAAGGTATTTATAGGGACTCCAACCCTTTTCTTTGTATAACCAATATGCGGTTTGTACGTGTGGATTGGAGTCTATGAGTTTTTTACTTTACTTTCTTCGTCCTCATATCCTGATAGGTCTTCGATTGCACCTGAAAGGATATCCATTTCACCTGATAGCATTAACTTTTCTACAAGTTCATTAGGTGTTTTTGCCCCGAACCTCTTTTGTAATTCTTGGTTTTTAAAAACATCAGGGCAACCTTCTACGATTGTACGTAGTTGTGCTTGGTATCTTATAAGGTTAACCTTGGCACTATTGCCCTTACGCATTGTTATATCCATCATATTTTCTGCGATTTCCCCTGCAAGGGCAGGATCTAAGGCTTGGATAGGAAAAATAAATTCTTCCCCACCCAATTTATTTAGTCTTATTTTCTTTTCGTCTCTGGGCATTTGCACCTTGCCAGCATCAAATTGCATTAATTTTTCTACTGCGTTCATCTCATCACTCCTCTATAAAGTCATATAGTTCATAGTGCCTAAAGTTAAATGGTATAGTTTCTTCAAGTGCCTTTGCGTGTTCGAAGTCAAATAATGTTAATTCTGTAAATGTTACATTTTTAAGCATTATTCTTTCCGCACCAAGAGCAGTTGGGTCATCTAATTTACCCATGATTTTTACAACTGGAGTTCTGCCTTGTGACAACTTAGTGTGCATTAGTTGCAGTCCAATTGATGAGTATTTTCCCATTGTTAAGGATCCAGAGCCTTCAAGTTCTAAGAGTTTCTTCCCTTTCCAAAGGTCCCTAGGTCTCAAAATATCGCCATTTGTCATCGCTACCTTAGCTTCAAACTTTGTAAGGGTAGCTAGGTAAGTGTCATCTATCCATACTTCCAATATGTTATCGTATAAGTTCTTTATCTCATACTTCTTATAGTTTCCCATAAGTTCAGACTATCTTTTCACCTTTTAAGGTGTCGGGCGCTCGTGTCAGCTTCATCACTGGTCTAGTGGTATGCTGTTAGTCGTTGCACTTTCTTGACATCCCTGTCAAGCTTAGTTCAAGATTGTCATAGTTTAAAAACCTTAGAGTTTCCTTGAATTCACCCGATTTTTCATTAATAAATTTCTCTATTAAGCGGCAAAGTGTCTACCGAATGTTCCGTTAATTACTTGTTCGTCTTGTATATCTCTTTTCATTCTTCCACCCCTTAAATTACTACATCAAGTTCGATTTCTTCGATGGCATCAAGGATTTTACAGTGAGCTTTTATAAATACCTTATCTTTAGTGTCAGCTTCCTTAATTTCCTTAAGATCCATTTCATCAACATTTCTTCCGTCAGATGTTTCGTGAGCCAAAGACTTTAGAAAAGCTTTTTGTGCTTCGATGTTAATTTCCACGTGTGATGAGCCTTTAGCTAGTAGTCCATCACCTTCAAGGACTTCCATATAACCCTTAATTGCAGACATAAGTCTTACTTTATTATCATAAGAGTTTGCATACTTACCAATGTAAGAGTCTTGTGCCGCCCATTGGATGTCATCAGCCATTGCATCCATGATGTCTACAATCTTGATTTTTCTAAAGGATTCTCCCTCGATTTGACTTGTAGTTACAAGGGAGTTAACTCCTCTTGCTACCTTTATTTTCTCGCCGTCATTTAAAAGTACAAATTCACCCTTGCCAATTTTTTGACCTATCTCCTCTTGTGTGTAGTGAGTACAAGCCTTAAGTTCTGGTAGTGGTGCATAAGTACAAGCAATTTGCATTGGTGTACCTGCTATAAGACCTGCAATTCTTGATGTGTACTCATTTGTCTTATATTCTTTTTCTCTTGTGCTAACACTTGGCATTGTAAAGTTGATGATTTTCTTGTTGTCAGCATTTACATTAGCTGCAACAAATTTACATCTCTTATCCTTATTGTCGTTAAGTGTCTTTATCCAAGTTGCAATCTTTTCACTGTCTGTCTCATCTGCAAAAGGTACAGCCAAGTAGTCCCATCTAAGAGTTTCAAGCATCTTAAAAGCTTCCGTAGTTACATCAAATTTAGGATTGTCAGCAGTTTCTGATTGTTCCACTACAACAATTAGCTTTTTAGGTGTCTTTTGATAGCCTATAAGTGCTAACTCAACTTGTTCTCTGTTCTTTTCTGATAGTTCTTTAGGTATGTCAGATGCCGTATAGATGTTATAAGTCCCCTTTATTTGCTTTTCTTGTAGGACTAGGGCAACGATACCTCTTACACTTCTGCCAATTCTAGCAGTTCCTTGTTCAATAAAGCGTATGTGTAGATATGGTAAGCCTAATTTAGCCATTTATATCTCCCCTTTCGTATTTCATTTGTAATTCTTTCATAAGTTCGTAATTTACAGTATTTTTTAATTTATCCACGTAGAAACCAAGTTCAAAAGTGAAAAATAGGGCATTGTCCTCTATATACCAACTGTTATTTTTAATTAATAGGTATAAATCATCAATCTTTAAACTGTAATTAAAGATTTCAGACAGTTTATCCCCTATTTCCATTAGTGCGTTTTTGTCTGCCTTTTGATACTGGACTACTACACCATAGGACACATAGTCATTGGTATTTGAGTAAGATTCCCTCTCAAAAGTTTCAAAATAAACAAAAAAATAAGGCTTATCCAAGTCATATTGTGCCTCACTTTTTAATACTTTCTCCTTAAAATTCTCGTGTATTTTCTTTGTGATACCTCTTTTGAGGTCTTTTCCTTTAATCATTTTATTTCCCATCAAATAGATCATCAAATATTTCATCTATTATTTTTTCTGGTAGTGCATTTAACTCAGGTTCTAGTTTGTCTATTTCCTTTTTAAAGAAAAAGTTACCATGAACATAAGATTGACCATTCTTTGTTGCTTTTCTTCCTTTCCCAACAACAGCGTGACCTCTTTCCACTAAGTGATAATGTGGAGCTGTGGAAAATACCTCAGTATGATAAACCCCTCTGTCTTTTCTAACTTTATTAGCTTTCCACCTACCCCTTAAATGTTGACTAGATGTCTTTACCTTACCGTCATACCTGCTATTAGGAACATAAGGAGTAGCTTTTTTTATTTTCTTTTTGAGATCATTAGCTGCTTTTTCATACTTATCAATAATTAAACCTGGAGCCTTTTTCTCTGCCAGCTTTAACTTTTCTGAAAAATCATTAAGTCCTTTAATTTCTGTTAACTGTGCCATAGGACCACCACTTCCATATATCTATTTTGAACTGTAGGCTCAATAAAAGGTGCAATGTAGATGATTTCTGCCCTAATTCCATTAAATTCTACATAGTCATTAACTTCGATGTCCTTTCTTTTTCGCATTTTAAACCTGTAAGTCATATCACTTTCAGACTTTCTATTTTGCAAAAATTCTCTTCCAGTTGTAGGGATGAGTTCAACCCAGTCCTTACATATAAGCTTAGGTTTTTGTTCATATTCTCCCACATCATTGAGGACATCTTCCGTCTCTGACCTATCGTAAAACTCAACCTTTACTCGGTTTCTTCCTGGGTTATACATTTGCATCACCATACTCCAATTGAGTTATCATACTTCTTACAATGTAGTTCATTTCAAGAGCTTGCCCCATCATGTATCTTTCATCGTATAGATTTTGTATGATTACAAGTTTCACTATTTCAGCCCTTGCCTTAAAATGGTCATTTTCCTTTTTCTTAAGATAGTCGGTTACACCAGCCACGAGATAATCTTCGGCTACCTGCATTAATTTAGTCAGATAGCCGTCATCATCATCGTAAGTCACTCGCAGATAATTTTTTACATCTTCAAGGGTCATAATTTACCCCCTTTTTGCTTAGGCAACTGTTGTTTCTGGGATTGTTAGGTAGATAACTGCCTCATCATCAACTACTTTTACATCAAATCTTTCAATTACCCTTAATAGAGTTGCATTTTTTGTAAATCCAGCTTCAGTGGATCTTGCAATTTCTACTCCCTTTCTGTCATAGAAGTTTACAAATTCTGCAAAGTCCCCGATGTAGAAAGGATATTTCTTAGCATCTTGTGGTAGTAATTCATCAGCTAATACAACAATTCTCTTGCCCTTGAATAGCTTTTGTGTAGGTTGTGTTAAGTCAGGAGTTAGGATTGGTCTCTTGTTACCATCTTCTAGCTTGTCAAGGTAGTCAAAACCTGATTGGTTAGTAACAATTACTGCAGTGTTAGCAATTGCAGGGTCTAACTTAACATTTAAGATAGTCTTAATGTCCTTGTAGTCCTTACCAGCAACCTTAGTCTTAGCAGTCTTTAAAAGGTCTAAGATTTTTGCGTTTTCTGTATTAACTGACTTAGTTGTAAAATTGTTGCCGATGATTTCAATAAGTGGGAAAGTTGTATCTTCTAAAAGTGTGTTAGATACTGGGATAATATCTCCGTAGTCCTTAACTTCCCAAGATTGTTGAGCAAATGTAAGGTCAGTTTGTCCGATTTCTGATAGTTCGTCAAATTCCACTAGCTTGCCCTTTTGGTCTTTTGCTACTGGGAATTTACCTGACATAGTAGTTACTGGCACTACATTACATAGGTCTTTAAGAGATACCTTGTTTCTTCTAAATTCCTTTAGTGTTTTGCCTTGTTCTTCTGGTACTAAGTAGCCACCTTTTTCAGGATTGTGTTCGATTTGACCAGTAGATGCAAGATTATATACTTCCATTTCTGCATCTGTAACTGGTTTGCCCATTACAAGCTTGTTAAATACCTTGTTTACATCAATATCAGCTTTAGGTGTTCCCACTTCCTTACCATTTTCCACGATGTTTTTAAATTCTTCTTTTTCTTCTTCAAGTGCAAGATCAAGTTCTTTTCTTGCTTGGTTTAAAAGTTCGATTTTTGCGTGTGCTTCGTCAAGCTTTCCTTGCTCTTGTAGAGCTTTCATATCGTTTTTGATATTTACGATTTTGTTCTTAATTTCTACGCTTTTTAACATTTTTTACCTCTTTTCTTTAGTTCATCGCCATTGCGATTTCTATTTCTTTAAGTTTTATTTCTTCCTCGCCATCTTCTGTATTTTTAATTAATTCCTTTGGAGTGTGCTTATAATTCAAGACTGATTTTCCAAAGTCATTTTTTACACTTGACGGATTTGTAACCTGGATATTAAAAATCTCACTTGCAGATTTGCCAGTGAGCCAAGTTTCTTTATCTATTAAGTTGTTGATTTCTTTCGATGTCTTACCTTCTATTGCCTTTGTCATGTAGGTTTCTACAAGTCCTTTTTGGAGTTCGTCTAGGGTTTCTGCCCATTTGAGTAGGTCCTCTGAGTTACCCATAACTCCCACCATTGGCTTGTGTATCATAAGATAAGCATTTGACGGCATCTCAATTTCATCGCACCCAAATGCTATAATTGATGCCGCAGATGCTGCAAGTCCATCTATGATGGCTTTTGTGTGACCTTCGTGTCTTTGCAACATATTGCTTATAGCCATACCTGCAAAGAGGTCACCGCCGCCAGATGATATAACCACATCGATGTTTTTCTTAGCATCCTTTAAAAGATCTCTTATGTCCTGCGGATAAGTTTCTACCTCATCACCCCAGGTCCAACCTCTCCAAGCATCATCGACAATGTCGCCACTTACAAAGATTGTAGTTTTATCTACATCATTTTTAACTTTAATCACTTTCCTCACCACCTTTCGCATAAGCTTTTCCTATATCATCAATTGGTACATAAGTACCATTAACCATAAGGACATCCCCACCGTCAATTTTAGGCATACCAGAGTAAGCCCTTGCTTCGTTTGGAGTGTAAATTCCACCTGATACATACTTTTGCAGTGCTTCTGCCTGAGATTTTAAATCTCCTCTTAGGATAGTCGCTACATTAAATTCAGTGTGGACTCCCTTATTGATTTCATCTTCAAATAAAAGCTTGTAGTCAAACTCTTCCTCGTATTTTTTTAGGATCACTAGGAGTGTGTCAATTAAAAAAGTCAAGTTTTGCATCTCTGAAGAATTGTAACTTGACTTGTCATAGTTATTTAATTGATTTGGTTTTATCCCAAAGGCGGCGGCTATTTGTAAGCCTGTAAACTTCCTAAGTTCAAAGAATTGTGCATCTGTAAGTTTTATGTCTAGTGGAGTTAATTTCATCCCAAGTGGTATCGGCACAATGTTTCCATTGTCTTTATCCCTTACAAATTCTGTTATAGTCCTTACAAGTTCCTTTTTCTTTTCCTTGTTGAGTTCTCCAGTATATTCCAGGATTGCATTAGCAGTAAGTCCTCTAGAGTACAAGTCATTGAGATACTTTTGTGCTTCTATGGATCCCCTTATTGTCCCTGCAAGTTCCTCTGCTATTGATGTGCCCACTATTCCATCTCGTGACAGTCCACCCTTTAAGTGGATGATTTCCTTGTCTTGATAGTAGTAGTCCCTGCCTTTGTCTGTGTACTTGTAATAGTATTTTGTCTTGTGGCTTAGTATGTGGTCATCATCAACAACTACTTTAACCTTTCTAGGGTCTAGTGGATGCAGTCCAACTCTTTTATTGCCATTAGTTTCAATCAGAGCATAAGCATTACCATAGTGATTCCTATTAAACTCCATCAAGGTCTTAAAATCTGTTGGAGTCATAAAGGGATTCGGTCTAACCTTTAAAAGATAGTTTATATCGCTATCAGTAATTTTTATTCCCTCACCATCTTTAAGATGAACCGATAGTTTACCTATGGACTCACTAAGGATTTTTAGGCAAATGTAATAAGTTATTTCTGATGTATTCGCCTTTGTGATTAGGTTTTCAATGTTTTCCCCTGTGCTGATGTTTATAGTTTCCCAGCCATCTTGTTCATTTTTCCAGCTAAAGGTGTTTTTAACTGCTCTTCCAAAGTTTTTAATTATTCCCATCTTTTTCACCGCCTTTCTCTTTCATAATTTCAAGCCATTCTTCTATGTCTGTTTCTGCGTTGTATCTCTCAGTATTATCTATCGCCATTGCAAGCTTCCAGGCATCTATGACAGCATAGACAACGTCAATCCTTGCTGTGTTAGTCTCTTTCATGACTTTAATTTCCCCGAAGGAGTTTTGCGTTGTTTTTGAATTTGCAAAGGACCATTTTAAAAGTGCATTGTTTTTGTCATATTTAACTTGTAGGGCTTGAATTGATAGTTGCAAGTCTACTGTTGCATCATTTAAGGACTTGGCAGATTGGACTATTTCCACTAAATCACAGTTCAAAAAGTCTAGGTCAGCTAAAAAAGCATTGGCATTATGACCATCATAACCACAAGCTGTTATTACTAAGTTATAGTCCTCAATTAGCTTTTTAAGATGACTAATGATGTACTTGTAGTCTGTTTTTAGTCCAAAAACACCCTCAGTTAAGGTTAAATAACCCTGCCTTGCCCACATTCTATAAGGTGCTTCGTCTGTCTTTTCGTGTTCTTCTAGCCTTAAAATCGGCATAAAAGAGTGAGAATAGACATAGTAATAATCACCAAATTTAAAAACTAAGGCAATTGAGGTCAAGTCTCCACCAGATGACAAGTCAATTCCAAGTATACACTCTTGACCCTTAAAATCTTCTAAGGTTAGGTCAGATTCACACTCCTTAAACTTGTCTAAGTCAACATATCCTGCACCAGAGTACTTGACCCAAACATTTAGGGACTTGGTCATAAAGTTTATTAACTCTTGACCACCTTTTTCCTTGGCATCTATTGCTTTTTCGGACATATCCTTGACCTTTTCCATGTTGTAGGAGTTGTCATCATTCCATAAAAGTAAAGGATTTGCCTTTGCCCAGTTCTTATAGTCCCAGATGTCATCATCTTTGTCCATCTCTGCGATGTAAATAAAAAGAGATTCCTTTTCTACTACTCCAGATAGGACTTTCTTGGCAAGTTCGTATTGTTCATAGCAGGGACTATTGATGTTAAAACCTGCCGTTGTTATAGCTAAGGTCAGTGGACTTCCCACGCTTATTTGTCCGTCAAGCATAAGCTTATACATTTGATTGTTAGGATGGGCATGGTACTCATCGATTATAGCGAGGATTGATCTGAAACCATCCGCTGACTTGGTATCTCTACCAACTGACTTTATTTCAGTACCTGTTATCTTTGATGTTATTGTCCTTTCGTGCCTTCTAATTCTGTATAAATCTGCAAGTTCCTCGTCTGCGATTATAAATTTTTCAACCTCATCCCAAACGATATTAGCTTGGTCTTGCTTAGTAGCTGCACAATAGATTTTACCTTTTTGGTAGCCAGAGAATGTTGCACGATTGTTGATTTCAGTTCCCGACAAAAAAGATTTACCATTTTGTCTGCCCATTTGTACATAGGCTTCCCTAAATCTTAACTTCTTGCTTCGCTTTTTTCTCCAACCATGTAGGGAGCCAATTATAAAATTTTGAAAGCCCCTTGTCTTTAACTTTTGAGGTTCTGTACCCTCTAGGATTGTGAGTTCATTGGCTATGTTTATTGCTCTTTCTGATAACTCGACATCCCAAATATAATCAAAGTCTTTTCTCTCTAAGTCCCTTAAGTGCCTTTTACAGCAGTTAATTTCAGCTTGTCCCTTTAAGACTTTGCCGCTGACTACTAACTTGGCATATTCTGTAACCCTATCCATCTAAATATCTTAGATACTTGTTAGTCTCGCTTTCTTCTTTGATAGGGACAATTAATTTAAGTCTATCAGTTGTCGCAAGTCCTAACTTACTTGAGCAAGTCATTATTTGCTTGATGATTTTATCCTGGGCATTTATGAGTGGAGATATCTTATTATCTTCTGTGACATACCTATAAGATTGGTCTAGTTTTTGGATTTCTTCTACTGTTTCCAGGTACTGTGAATAAGCGTTGCAGTATATGGCAAGTATTGACAAGTCAAGATTGTCTAAGATTTCAATTTTACTTGCTTCTTCTACTACCCTTGCAAATTCCAATTTTGCAGTTTCTGAAAGATAGGCAGGTGCTTTAAGATT